GCCAACAGCCCCAGACACTCTTGCCGAGTTGAATTTGAAAGAGGATGAAAACGCTCTTTCTAAAAGGTTGATGGGAAGTGCCTATCAACCCGGAACTTCTACTATTTACACACCTGCAAATATTTCTCTTCCATACTTCCTTCCAAAATCCCAACCATTCCGTATTTGTGGAGATGATAACATCGGGGTTTGGACACCTCAATTTACCCAGAATTATGAAGACGTGGTCTAGAGGTTCGGTGGAAAATTCTCCTTAGGAAAACACTACAAATCAAAACGCTATGGAGTCTTCACCGAGGAAGTCTTCTCAATCAAACATGTCATTGGAACAAGAATTGAGAGAAGTGAAAGGAGAGCCTTCAAAAAGACTGTCCAGGAAGAGATGATGTCCTTGCCTAAACTAACTGCCAGGCAACATGCAAGGCTTCTAAACAAGCACATGCGCAGTTAGATCCTCCTACAATATGATTACGATGTAGAACAACACTTCATCGATCCGAGATACTCCAAAACCTCCTCTAAAGAAAATAGATGGTGGTTCGGGAGCCTTGAACAACAAATGAATAGAATCAAGCGACGAAGTGAGAACATTTCAAAAGAGTACTACTACTAACGTATCAAAGCAACATTCACAACCTTTGAGAGGTGGATGGGTTGCTTCCCTATAAAGAGTATTGTAGGAAAGCCCGAGTGGAGAGATGATTGTAAAAACTAAGATCCAACTCGGCCTTGGTGGCAGATCATTGGTCCGGCACTCTAAAATATCATATAGGATCATCCAAAGCAGAAGAAGCTTATTACTAAACTCTTCTACATGAACAACCCCGGTATAATAAAGTGGGCGTTCCAAAGAAAGCTTCTACCCTATGTCCCCTTTGAGCTAGGGGGTCTGGGTCTGCCACCAAAGAAGGACAGAGAAAACAAATTAAGCAGGTGTGACAAGCTTGTACAGAAAGGAATCGCTCTTTTAGCCCTCAGATCCCCCAAAGAATATCACAACCGCGGAGGGTTGTGGTTCGCAAATGAGTTCAAACCGGAGAGGAGAGCTGTTAGCAAGATGGTAACATACATAGTCGATCATGCTCTAAAGGCCAAATGCCTTATAACAGTCAGAGCAGGCAGGCAACCCCCGCCAGGCTACCTCAGCTAACAAAGAGAATCCCTAGGCGACTTCTATGAGAATAAAATCACGAAGTACGCGTACAAGCAATGGTAAGATGGATTAAATTGCTAACTCACCAAGGTCTAAAGAAGAAAATAGAAGACCGTTTGGGGTTAGGCAAGGCTGGTAAGGAAGACCCTAATGTCATTAGGAACATTATGGCCGAGGAAAAGATAAATCCCCGAAATAACCATGGGTCAACTAGCCAAGCGATTCAGGTAGCAGAAGCAACGCTTCCAAGTATACTAGATAGGAACCGTCTACACTGATTCACTCATTAATCCATACAGATTGGGAGGTCATGCAAGCGACGAGCGTGTCCAGGGGCATAACTCCAAAAGGAGATTGCCTCTGGATGTTGCTCTACCTGTGGGAGCCATAAGGAGAATTCTTCATTCCTTTGGCCCAGACAGGTGGGGTGGCACCCTCATCGGAGGGGGCGCGGATCAGGCTCCAGTTTCAGCC